AGATAGCTGACATAATACCAGTAGCTGTGTTAGCTATGATAGATTGCCTTTGCATTTTCATATTCTCTTTTTGCTTTTTAGCTTCTAGTTGTGCAATCTTCTTACGAGAAGCCTCAGACTTACCATCTTTCTTCTTCTCAGCAGCTATTTGTGCATCAATATCTTTAATAGCCTGACTAGAAGCGAACGATGCCATACCTGCCGCTGCCTGAATACCAGAAGACACAGAGTTCCACATACTCTCACTAGTATCACCTAGCTGAGCTAAAGACATAGTGAAGTGTTGTAAGTTATCAAACATACTTCCCATCACTGCGTCATTCTCCGCCAAAGCATTCCTAGCTGATTCATACATGGCGGCACCTATAGATTCATGATACTCTAACTGAGACTGTAAATCCATAGCTATTATAGATTGCTGCCCGGTTCTTTGAGCAAATAAATCCCTATTTCTGGCTTGGAATTCAAGCTGTTTTTGGTTTAACTCAGCAGTTAACCTGTTTAACTCTAATTGTTTAGTGACCATTTCAGTAGCGTCTAAAAGCCCTTCCTTCATTAATTGATTAAAAACATTCTGTTTAAGATTGAGCTCATCTTGAGTTCTAGCTATATCGCCTCTACCACCAGCCATAGTATATAAGTATTTTTCGCTATTAAAGTCAGCTACAGGCTTTTCTAATTCTGCTGCACGAATAGCTGCCTGTTTTTGTAACTCCTCATTGATTTTTTGCTCTAAAGTTATCCTTTCTTGGGTCTTAGCATTACCTTCAGGTAATAATTTAATTTGCTTTCTCAGTTGCTCTACTTGAATCTGACTCAAAGCTATCTGATGTTCACTAGCGGTTAAAGTTTGGGAATATGTACCGTTAAAAAATCTCTGATTAGCTTCCAATGTTTTAGTTTGGGTCTCTAACTCCAAATTTTCAGCAGATATTCTTCTTCTAAGCTCTTCTTCTTTTAAAAGATTAACATTGATCGCAGATTGCGTTGTCATCATCTGAGCACTTGAAGCCCCTGCAACTTGCTGTCTACGTAATGTAACCCGCAAGGCTTCTGTTTCGAGTTTCAAATTACCCATCTCTATCTGAGAGCGTGTGGCACCAGCTTTAATTCCATTTTCTGTCAAGCTTAATTGTCTCTCAGCTAGGGTAGTATTGGCTATATAATCTGCCCGCATAATTGCTGCAAGACTAGATACGCTTCCAATTGCTTCCTTAGAGAACCCTGATAACTCCTGAAATGAAGTACCTGGAGCATTTTCCTGTAATTGAAGAGCTGCTTTATCAAGCTCCACCAGTCCTTGAGTTAATTGTTCAAAGGGTAATGTGCCCCCCTTGGCAGCCGCAGATATACTATCAATGGTTTCTTTGAAGTTCTTTTGAGATTTAGCATTCCGTACTGCAGCAGCACCAGCCATAGCCTGCTCTTCAGTATACGCACCAGTAGCTTCTCTAGCTTTCTGTAGGATATTATAAAACTGAGAGAAAATATCCATAGCTTCTTTAGCCGCCTTATCGCTCAACCCCATAGACCTATCTATAGCGTTAAATATATCTTCTGCCAGCATAGCACCAAAAGGGTTTGTATAAGACATAAAATCTAATGCTTCATCTAAAGGTTTTTTAAAGTCTCGTCTAGCCTGACTACCTATATTTTTTCCTAACTTCTCTAAACCTCTAGAGGAGGCCTGTTCCATTGCTAAATAGGCATTAGCTATTGCACTTGGGCCTCCTTCCTTTAGACCGGTTTCTATAGTCTTAGAGTAATCCTGTAACTCTTTAACCGTATTAGAAGTTCCTCCCCCAAGCATATTAGATAGTTTAGTAGCCAGGGGGTCTAAGAAGTTCGCTAAATATTGCACCCCAGAATTAGCTGTACTACGTACTGCAGCATCTAATCGCTCCCAGCCATTAGCCTGTAAATATGGGTCTACTTTACCCTGCCTTATCTCAGATTCTCTGAGTACAGCGTTTAAGTAGGCCTGCTGCTTTTGGTAGCTTGTTAGAGCCGTAGCACTAACTCCAATGCTTTCTGCATATTTATCATAAGCTTCTGTCAGACGAACAGTAATACCTAATTCATCTAGTAGTTCAATTTCCAGCTTGGACACACCACGAATAATACGGTTCAGTGCGTCATTCATATCAACACCTAAAGCAACTGATGCTCTACGAGCAGCCACAGTCATTTGACTGATCTGTTCTGCTGTAAATCCAAAGGTAGATGCCGATGCCGCCTGTCTTAAAGCATTTTCGTAGCTTACCGCGAAACCTGTAGCCTCCTGCAGATCTCTGGCGATACTCTGGATGGGTGCACCAACTGAAGCCCCCATAACTGAACCTATCTGTTCTAACCTATTTAACTGAGCACCGTCAGATAGTACACGCATAGCCTCACTAGCAGCAAAAACGTTGGCAGCTATAATAGCATAAATACCAGGAATTGGGCCAGCGAATTTAGCTATATCACTAAAAGATCTAGACATATTATTACCCTGTCTGGTCATGTTAGCTAAACGCCTATTTCCTTTCTCCGATGCAGTGCCTACTCCAGTAATACCTTTGGATGCTTTACGACTACTACGCTCCACACCCTCCATAGATTGTTCTAGCCTTTCTAATGAGTTTACTAATACATTAGTATTATCATCCGCTCTGCTCATGGATCTCGAGAAGTTGGTATTTAGATCATCTTGTAAGGCTGCTATATTACCTATAAGATCTGTAATAGAATCTTCTAGGTCATTGAAACTATTCTCTATAGAAGTTAAACCCGGAGCACGTATGTTAGACATCTCTGCGTCTAGTCGTTTAGCTTCTGCAACTATTTCTTTAATAGAATCCGGAATAAGCTCCAAACGCTCCCTTAGAAGGTCAGCGCCTGCGGCACTATTTTCTAGATTGTTCTGCATTTTTTCTAGTTGGTTACCAGTAGCAGTAAGACCTTTCTCCTTTACGTTGATAATCAACTCTTTAATTAACTTGTCATTTCCAGCCATTATATTTCCTTACAAACAAAAAAGCCTTGAGCAGAAAACTTCTACCCAAGGCAACCTCCTTAATCGCCTTTGGAGGAAATCAGGCTCATCACTTTCTGTTCAAATCTTTCCTAGCTCGCATATCTAGTATGCTAATCAATTCTAGGATGAATTTCTTATCTGAACGATCTTTGATATAATAAATATCAAAAAGTGTTTCTATATTTGACATAATCTTTCCCTTATACCTGGAACTACCATCAGGTGCTATAATAATATCATCCTGTAGCATACCAAATATTTCCATAGATATCTCTACTAGGGGCGGGAAATCAGTTATATCTGGAGGACATTCGCTCATATCGGGAGCAGGTGCACCCAACTCAAGCATTTGCTCTCTCATTGCAATAAATTTTTTCTTATCAATACCTAATGATGTATTGTTTAAATAATCATTAAAATATTCTTTTGTTTTTTCTCTTAGATTAGTTACGAAAAATGCTTAGATTACGGACGCTCTCCGACACCCAACGCTCAAACTGCACACTTGCTCGGAAAAGAGCAACAGCATTATCATGAGAGTATTCTACATCTGCATCAGGGTCTAAGTCACCCATATCAATAAGCATTAGATTCTCTAGATTAGCTACTGTAAGCCCTTGCCAACCCCTAACGGCTGCACGAACATACTCTTCAATATATTTGTCATGGTCTAAGTCACGGTATTGGATACCATTTTCATCCATTTTTCCTACTTGACAATCACTATGAAGCTTACTTAAGCGTTCTCTAGATAGGTAGGCTAATTTAAGTTTAAAACCTGGGATTGAAGGAAATTCTTTCTCAGCAATCTTAGTATCAAGTTTAATCTTATTAAGTTCGATCATTTGTACTTCTCCTCGGCGATTTATTTATTTATAGATATTTTAATGGGTTCTATATTACTATGTTTTATATCGTAAGAGAGTTGAGATATCTCCCCCTCACTTATCCGTTTAGTTACTCTGGATTTAGGGATGCTTAAAGATACACTGCCATTACTAATAAATATATCTAAATCAGATACTGTATTAATATCTATAGAATCAAATCTATTATTTAGTATAATATTAGCGGAACAATCTATGCCAGTTATAATAGGCGTATTGGGTATACCCAATTGTCCAGTATTGAATTGATTACTACCCTCAGATAACCACTCTACTTTTTTTGTGATAGTAAAACCAGCAGAACGTATATTAGGGAGACTTTTTGCTCCTAGTATACAATTTATATACTCAGGTTTTAAATATTGAGGTGTTTTTAATCCATTTATAGAAAAACTTCTATAAGGTATTTCTTCTAAAGAAGAAAAAGAAAGGGAAAAAGCCAATCTATTTAGAGATTTAGGAGCAAAACCAAAGTCTAGGCTGGTTACTATGACTCCACCTAGTTTTAAAGCTTTATTAGAGTATAAATCATATACTACAAAATCTAATAGAGGTGTCTCCTTAATATCTGTAAGTATATTATAATTATATTCTAAATCTTTTTCTATACCAAAATGTTTAAGCAGAATAGGCAAAGCGTCACATGACAGGTCTAAAAATACCTCTAAGGAACCAGAACCTGTATTATATCCCCTATTAACTACTATATCTGGGTATTTTAAATTAAATTGGTTTTTTCTACTAATAGTTTTTTCTTTTAGAGTTTGAGTATAGCCAACACTAGAAGCGGAATTAAAGGGATATAATATTCCGTCATTTAATATTCCTACTATACTCCTCTTTTTAATCAAATAATTGGCTTTTAACATAAATTTACCTAAAAGAGGGCGAGGTGATTCCTCGCCTTATATTATTGGAGTGTAATTCATATCACCATTTGCTATAAAATTGTCTACAAGTGTGGTATTAGCATCATTAGTATGACTAACTACGATAGCATCTGAAACTGAGAAGTCAGAAGGAATCGCCTTAAACTCTAGAGTAGTACCAATAACATCTTGAGACTCAATAGCCGGAGCAGACATATGACAAGTAGGTAGATGAATAACAGTTACTGGATTTTTCTTACTCAATTCAGTATTTAGGTTATTAACTAATCCATCTGCTTTAGTAGAGATACCACCAATACAAACAGCGACGTCGAAGCTATTCTTAACCTTTCTTTCTGCCTGCATTTTGTCTAACAAATCACCAACATACTTATCCGGACCTCCTGATCCTGCTACACGAAGATAAGCAGTTAGAGATCCAGTGACCTCAAATGTACCTGTGAATGAACCGATTGCTTGGTCAAGACGAGACATTGTATCTGGGGTCAGATATGTAATATTGTTGTTGATAGTAATAGAACCACCAGTAATAGGAATAGTATATTCTTGATTATCAGAGTTATCCTTCATCTTAATAACTGTCAGCTTGTTCTTCAAGTATGTAGCTTGAACGAATGTAGCATCAGAGAACTTATAGTCTGGGGATTCTGGGTCAAATGGTTGACTCGTCATTCTTCCTAGAGTTGTTCCACTACCTGACCAAGCAACTTGAGAAATGTTTGTAATATCAAATGCAATTTCTGCTTGACCTACTTGAGCATCAGAAATTTTAAACCAAATATCCCCAGTCTTAATATATAAAGTACAAGTCTCTAGAACGTGGGCTTGGTTTTCCCCGAAACCTACTACAAAGTTCTTTGCGTTAGCTCTAACAGCATTTGATTGATTAGCAATATCAAAGGTTTTGCTACTTGCTAAACAGTGCCATAAAATAGCGTCAGCAACAACTACGCCGCCATCATCTTCTATAGCATCTCCGTTTAAATTTGGGTCCCAGAAAGCCCTGATATATGTTGAAAAGCTCCACTCTACAGGGTCTAGAGCGTCATTAAATCTATCAGAACCCCTAGCAGGTACTGGACCAGCCTCGTCAAGGTTAATATCACTAGAAGAAGTGGATTGACTAAAGCTAAGGTCACTTTGAACTAGGATTTCTTTGGTATTTAGAGGTGTAATATCTGCCTCTACTTTTGCTGTACTTACCCAAACTCGGGCATTACGTAACAGTTGAGCATTACTCATTATTTATCTCCTAAGTATATGTTTGTCATAACGTATTCTTACCAAGATCTCCCCGAAAGCCATAGGGTGTAAAACCCCTTCATCAGTATTTACACTGAGTATTTCACTGTCGGTTGTAACCCCTTCGAAAACTTGACCAGAATTATTAATACTAGTATATCCTAAAGTCTGATTGTCATCAATTATATTTTCAATATCCATAATGAGAGATTCTAAAGATCCCTGTGCATCATCATGATCATTGACAAAAAGTCTAATGTATACGTCTAAATATGCCCAGATTTGATTACTAGGTAGATACTGTCTTGTACCAACTCCTGGAGTCACTGTACAAAACGGAAAATCAGAAATCTCTTCAAACGATAAATTTTTATTTACAACATTTGAATAAAGATTGGAAAAGCCTGATCCATCTACTTTGGTTTTTATCAATTCTACTAGAGAATCTACTATACCAGACCTCATATTAATTGTACCTCCAAATTATATTTAGTAGTATCAACCAATGCATCAAAAGCTCTATACATTGCCTCACCTATTATCTTTCTAGGATTTCTATGAAAAGATGCTAAGCCTCTGCTGTTAGGCCCGGCAGGGTCAAATGTAGCATAAGGATATTTCATATAAGTATATGATACTCTAATTATTTGTTTTTTAGATATAACAGACTTACCTGCAATTACACTACTAACTGAAGTACTAGAAATAAATCTACCAGTTCTATTATGTAATTGGGGGCCATTATCAGTCATATGTTTCATCATTTCAGCCCTCATCATTGTCTCTAATAGAACTGTAAAATTATTAATAGAAATAAATCTACCAGTTTTTAACCTAATAGAATTTATTCTATCAAAACCAATTTCCTCTGCATCACTCTCTTCTTCTGTATAATCGAAGGAGCCTGAGCCAGAAACTGATTTTTTATAAGGAGTATCAGTAGAAAAACCGTATTTCTTTAATACAGCACCTACTATTCCTAAACTCTCCCTATCCATATAGTCGCTAAGTATATCCACATATTGGGGCATCTTCTCTTCTATATAAGAAGAAGGTATTGGCTTCTTAAATTTAAATATAGCAGTAGAAACAGTAGGATCTCTCCTACTATCGGATATAGTAATTTTATATTGTACTGAGTTTTTACCATCCCCACCTTTCTCAGTAAAAACTTTTTCCAATATTGATCTAGCAAAAGCAGATAGACTCATATAGGTCTAAAAGGTGCTAGCATGGCTATAACATGGCGGGGTATGTTATTTGTGGAAGGTGTATAACTAACACTTTGGGTTCCAGACCCTACAGAAGCTCTGTATTGGTCTTTATAATAGTGTGTAACTAAGTTATATGCAGCCATCTTTATAGCGGCCGGCGTAGCGGCCGGGTTCTGGTAAGGAGGTACTCCAGGCTTTATAACTATAAAAGGCGAGAAAGATACAGTACCTGTCTCTGCAAAGTCTAGTACCACATAACCTTTACCACTAGACTGAATTTCACCATCTGTTAGTTGACGCCCATTAATAGCTAGAGGTATACTATCCTGTAATCGAACATCTTTAAATATATATTCGGATTCTATTCTAAGTACTTGAGTATCTTTATTATATGTTTCTTCGTAAGCTAAATCATCTGGATATTCTAGATATGTTCTTAACAATGAGTTGACACCATCTATAATATAAGATAACTTAACATCAGAGTTTGGTGAATTTATACCTTCCACCTGCTTATATTCATCCAAAGTTACGAATGAAATTAATTGTTCTGACATAATTTTCTCCAATAAAAAAGGGCAGAGCATAAAGCCCTGCCCTTTCGGCAATATTAAGTAATATTAAACAGCAGCGTAAGCAGCAGTTGCAACACCTTCACCATCAATCAGACGGTCAAGGTTAACACGCTGAGTTACATAGTAAGCATCGCGTTGCTCAGAGGCACGACGTTCACGCTCTACAGTAACTGTACGCTGACGTGGGACTACGAAGTTATCCTTATAAACTAGAGCAGCGAATTCAACATCTACAGCTTTAGCAGGGAAGTAACTAGAAACCACAACAGGCATACCATAAATACGTCCAACTTGACCAGTCAGTTTGGTAGCTTGACCACCAACTTGGCTCATATCTTGGAACTCCTGGTCTTCAATCAGATCATAATAGGCATCCATAGAAACAACCAGAACTAGCTTAGCTAAATCTAAACCACGCTGACCTAATTTACGACGCATTTCGTGAAGCATCTTGGCAGTAACTTTAACAGTACCGTCTGCTTTAGCAGTAGTAACTACTTTACGACCATCAGCAGCAGCCATAGGTAGCAGACCTAGAGGCTTACCGGAACCATCACCAGTCATAAATGCATTTTCAATTGCTTTTACGTGAGACTCGATCAGATGACGACGGATGATAGGTAACAGAGGAACGATAGCGTCTTCTGGAGTTTCATCAGTCATATAAGCCTTACTTGCAAGCTTAAATGTCTTGAAGGTCTTTTCACCCATCTTAGCCTTGACTTCGTTACCAGTAGTAGCGGCAGTACCGTAAGTAGATGCAGCAACCCATGTAGCAACTTGAGAATCAGGCTCAATCATCATAGTTAGGTTTGCAGAAGTCATTGGAAGCTCTTCGAACAGGTCACCAACTACTAGAAGCTTCTGAATATCACGAAGGATACGCTGGGAGAAGATAGTCTCATAGCCTTCACTAGAAACTTCAATAGAAGAACTAGCATTTACAGCTTTCTGATGTTCTGCACCATACGCTGTTTCGAACATATTCTGTTCTGTAATATAAGAAAGTAGAACTACGTTTTCTACTGCCTTTTCAAATTGTTCTTGGTCATTACCAAACATAGCTTTAGAAATAGCATTAGTTGCAAAGGTATCAGCACCAGAGCGAGCAGCCATTACTTGCTTAATTTCGTCTTGCAGACCAATAATAGTATTCTGCATTGCTTCTACTGTGTCAGCAAAAGTGGTATTACTAGTTTTCAGCGACTCTTCCAATGTTTTAATTGTTTGATTAGCTTCTTCTAGCTTTTCTCTATTAGCACCTACAGTTTTCTCAATAAGAGTTTGAATACGTGCTTCTTCTTCGGCAGCTTTTTGCTTAGCTAGTTTGTCAGCTTCTTCTTGTTTCTGCTTATTTAGAATATCATTCAAAGTTGCAGAAAGCTGATCTACACCAAGTTCTTTACGAACCTGAGCCATATCAATAGGTGTGTTAGTACCAGGCATATTATCTCCTTTCGATAAAATATTTTACGTTTGTCTATAAGATATAGTTAGTATATAAAAATATCTAATGCATGTAAATTAATTTTACAACATTAATGTTGGCCATTAATGAAATACAGTAACTTCTCCAGCTCTGAATTAAATACGGGAGTAGTATTTTTTTGGGTAAATTTCTGTTTTAATTCTGCAAAATCAGCAGCGTTTAATGATTTTTCTAGACTAAAAACAGAATCTTGATTACAAGGAACAGAAACAACCGAAATTTCTAGAAGCTCTAAATCTGTTATCAGAAAGCTTCTAGTAGCTTCGTCATACTGACCATCTAAAGCACGAAAACCAATACTGAAAGTCTTTAATATACCATCTTTAATAAGATCATAGATTTTACCAGCAGCTTTGCTAATATTAGCAACAACCTCTAGTCCTTCTGATGTTACATTAAGTTCTGATACTGTTCCGATGGGTAACGTATGATCATGAAACGCTAGTACTATAGGGTTTTTCAGATAATTAGATAGAGCATTAGTAGTTTTCCAAGTATCTGATGGAATAATGTCCCCAACTCTATCTCTGCTAGTAGTGTTAGCAAATCCCCTAATAGTCAGAGAATCATCAGCAGTAACTGTAACCGACTTAATGGAGGAAAAGATCTCTAATGGATTATTCATCTAAGTCCACCTCAGCTATCTCAGTAGAGTTAATTCCTTTCTCTACTACAGGTACTGTTGGTTCAATTTCAACACCACCTGCTTTTATAAACTTAAGGTAAGCGTTGCTAAAACTATACCAGTTGCCAAACAATTTATTAATATATGTTAGGTTAGGAAGTCCTTGTGTTGCATAGAATACATGACTTTCAGGTAAGCTATCACCTATAATTTCATGTACCTTCTTAAAAATATCAGTTTTTTCACTCATTATTATCTCCTCCTGCTGCCGGTTTACCGCCTTCTTGGCCTGATACACCAGTAGCGGAACCTGAAATATTTTGTGGAATACGAATCTTAGTCATTTCGGCACTACCAATAGGCTCCATACGTAAGATTGATCTACCTTCATCACCAGTAGCTATACCATTGTTTACTATAGAAGTAACGTATTCAGCAAGCGCTTTTCTATCTGGAGAAAGTGCCATAATTTCATCAGTCATAGGTTTAATATCTAGACCAAAGAAAAATTCTATAGCTGATTCAAATTTCTTGATATTAGGTATAATAGACATAGAATATAGTAAATCTATATTAGGACGCAAGTTAGCGTTATTACCAGAGTCTAGTAATATTTCCGGTACACCCATGGCGGTACAAACATTCTTAGTTAAGTTCTTTTGGTCTTCAGTAGTACCTAAATCTTTGAAGCCATTGGTAGTTATAGGCTTAGCCTTAAATCCTGCATCTAATACTAGTACATTTGTCTTACCCGTTCTAGGATTATACCTTATAGCTGTTTCTTCTTCGTATCTTTGCTTATGTTTCTTACTTAATAGTTGGTCTGTTTCAATAACTAGACCTATAACAGCCCCGTTATCGTAAAACTTCTCTTTAAACTCCGCAAGCTTTTTAAGACGTTTAATATCATCTAAACAAGAAGATAACCTACCGAAACCACTAGCCGTGACCGATTGACCGTAGTAAGCATTATCTTTTATATAGATAATTTCATTAGGCTTAAATTCTGTTTTACCATATTTAAAATGGTTAATATATTTTTTCTTATCTAGCACTACTTCCACATTAGCTGCAGGTATATGGTACAATGCAGAACCATCCCAGTATATAAAAGCTGAACCTTCCATAATAAAATCAAGGAATAGAAGGCGCTTAAAAGTACTTATATCCATAAAAGGATTAGGTCTATGGTTAAGTAAGGAGCGAAGTTTAGATTGCTGTACATTAGTTGCATAAGCTGTAAAACCTAACCTATCCTTGACATCATAGGTAACTTCCGCAGCAGCATCTACCCAAAGGTTAACAATCCTATTCACTACAGCTATTTCTCTATAGGCTTGAGATAAGGTATAAGGATCTTTGGTAGTACGTCCACCACCGGGTTCCTCATTTTTTATTTGTGGTTGGGCAGGGTTTAGCTTAGTATAAATCTTTTCAAAAATTCCCATATTTACCTCGTTAAAAAGTTGGTTAATGGAACAGCATCAACACAATATTGCGTTAGACTAGCAGGTAAGCTCTCCATATAAGTGCCTGATTTTTTAGCAAGAAACTTTTCATGTTGTTTTTCAACCCACAGTCTTTGTTTAGTTGCTGTTTCAAGTTTAGGTTCCACGCCATATATTTTATGCAGAAGTCTGTGATGGTTTTCGCATAAAGTAACTCCATCTTCTACCATTTCGTATTCATACTCTTGATAGAAAGCTTCTCGCATTTCTAAAATCTGTTCTTTAGTGTCTACTTGTACACCAGTATTTTCTATATAGTTGGTTACTAGTAGGGCTACAGTATTATAGTGGTGGAACTCTAACTTTTCCTCAGTATTACATACAGCGCAGCAAGTATCTTTTTTATACTTACTCTTAATACCGTCTCTAACCCACTTAATAACACTTCTTTTAGTATTATTAGTTGCCATAATTGTTCCTCTTGATAATAAATATTATGACCAAATTTAGATATAATGTAAAGTCCAAATTTAGCAAAAGAAAAGCGCAAGGGGATAAATCCTTGCGCTTCATACCTATCCGTTGTGTGAATAAATACCGTACCTCACAGCATCTGCTAGGTGAGAAAAAGCATCGTGTAAAGGGGTTTCTTTAATTAGATTTGGTTTTGGATCCCAACGGTAGTTAAGGAACATACCAATAACTCCAGAACACTGATGCCATACTTTTATCCTACCAGAAGCAACTAGCGTAGCTATATGGCCTAGACCATCTGCCACACTCTTCCTAGCAGCGGCCGAAGATATATCATAGTCAACAGCTAAGTCCGCCCTAAATTGAGCAGCGGCTGAGTCAACAAATATATAATAAGGATCATATCTTTCCTCAAATTCACGAATAACAGCAGCATGTACAGAAGTAACAGTACTCGCTTCTTCATACTCTTCCATTATATAATAGGTATCTGTATCCTCATCATACTTGATAGCAACCATAGCTGTAGGGTCACGGAAACCTACGTCAATACCTAGAATTGATTCATATTCTTCATTATCCATCAACCTGTTGTATAACTCTAAATCATCAAAGGTATTCTTTTCTATAGTAAACTCTTCGTAGATCTGTCCTTCGAAGGTTGCAAAGTCAGCCTCATACTCTTGCCTAAAGAATGCTGAAGTATTATTTTGTCTAGCCTCTTCGATATCAGATTCTGTTGCGCGAGGGTTATCTTTATATGTTCCATGTATAGAACACCAAGCACTTTGTGAAACTTCCTCACTATACCCACGCATATAGAAGTCGTAGAACCAGTTATTACCACGAGGAGTAGAAATAAACAGAGCCTTACTATTAGGTTTATCAAGAGTAGGTCGCAACTGGATGCTGAAAGCATCCCCACCGACGGGACTGATGGCGGCCTCATCGAATATAATCAAATCATAAGAACGACCAACAGCAGAGTCAGCCTGACTAGCAGAAGCCATCTTTATTAGAGTGCCATTAGATAGCTCTATCTCATTATCTTTAGCATTTTTACGTAAAGTCTCAATACCAAAATTTCTAATAAGATCATTAATTTGAGACCAACCAATCTTAGTAAGAGAATAGTTAGGACATACAATAAGTACTTTAGAATTTGGTTCTAGAGCCTTTAGAAACCCCAGAGTATATGCTATAAAAGATTTGCCCACACGTCTGGATACACAAGCAGTAACAAAACGTATATCAGGGTGATTAAGAGCATTAATAATACCAATCTGAGGCTCATTAGGTACAATAGGTCCATGCGGTGTAATATCTTCTAACTGCAATAAATTTTCTACAGGAAAAGAGAAGAATCTCTTCTCTAGTCCATAATCTACTATCTCTTTAGTATTAATAAAATCTCTAGAAATTTTCATTATACACCCTTACCATTTACTAATCTGGACATAAGCTTATGCATATTAGCATCTCCAGGCACATTATTAATATTAATCTGAGTGTTATTCTGAGTATTTGGAGCACCTGGTCTTAATACCTCAACCTTATGTTTTTCCAAAGCCATCTCTCTCTTAGTAACCATATCTAGAATCTTTTGATATTTATCTAATAGTTCTATGATATCTAGCTCGGTTCCTAATCCAGACTCTTCTATTTCTTCTAGTTTTCTGTTTACTATCTCATCTAATACAGAGAATAGTCTATGTTTATTTCTAAAACCCGACTCCCTAAATACTTCTCTAGTATATTCTAGGACTTGTGGGGTATTTAATATTCTACGTACTTCTTGCTCGTCTATTTCTAGAGCAATGGCAGTCTTTTTAGGATCCATACCGTTAGTCAGATAGACTTCGGCAATCCTAAGCTGTTCCGGTGCAATTAATTCCGGCAACAGGGCATCATCAGGTACTAATTCATTCATAACATCCTCCAAAAGTTGTTTTATACCTAATTATATAACTTATATTGATGATTTTGCAAACAATAATTAAAACATAGTATCTAATACAAATGAAGAACTGTACTACATCTATATTAAAAAATTACTAGGCAAGGTGCATTACTTATGATATTATTCTTTATATGAATTTGGAGGTTAATGAAAATGAGAAACAACGAACCAAGAAAGTTGTACTTTAAAAATATTCGAGCCGGATATACATCTATATCTATTAATACAGAAAGCACTGAGGACGCTGATGTAGTAGGTAAAGTATTTTGGCTACAAAAAGGTACAGCACCAGCAGTAAAATATCTATCCGAGAATGCAGATACATTCATGGATATTACAGGTCTTGAGAAAAATACGACCTACACACTACAAGGAGCCTACTATGATTCTATGGTAGACTCAGAACTACTAGATGCAAAATTAGAAATAGAATTATCTGATCCTATAGAAATTAGTACCACAGATTTTCCAACTATATTTAAGATAGCTGTAGAATCATATGATGTAGATGTGGGTATTGCTTTACCTAATATAGCTTTCTCTCTAACTGGTGGGGCAGATATTCTTAATATAGAATATAAAGAAGGTACTCAATGGATTTCTATATATGAAGGAGCTTTCTCAAGCAACATATTAATACCAGCCCCCAAACTCGGTACTTTGCTTTTCCGTGTGAGAGGTATTATACTTGGTAGTAAAGGTCAGGTATTAGAGCAGTCACCTACTAGTCCGGAAACTCAGGCAGAAATTGAACTAAATCTAGAGAACCCGTCACAACCTACAGGATTGACCTTAAAAGCGGCAAAAGTACAAGATACTTTTGAACGATATGATGTTAAAGTAAGTTGGGACTGGAATAAAGGGACTGGCCCAGGTCTAAAAGCATTTGTATTATACTGGGTTCCTACAGAAGAGTTTAATAAAACTGGTTGGGCTAAAGCTAATTCCACTTCTATAGGTAATTCCCCAGAAGGTATTATTAGTAATTTTCCTTATAATATAGAGCATAAGATTAAAGTAGATGCGGTAAGCTACGCAGGTATAAATAATAGAACTAGTTCTGCCACTGCTACATATATTGTCAATGCTAGTACTCCTTTGGATTCTGATTTCACTAAAGAAACTAGCCTAGAGGTTAAATACTCTGGAATATACGCATATCGTACGGTAAATGGTGTTTTAGTGCCAACATTTACTTTGGACGCTGCTTCTGGTAATATGGGATTAGGGGAACCTGTAAATGGTATCCACCCAATACAAGTGAATGGAACAGATGGTACAGTAAGTGTAGACGGGGCAGTAATTACTAAAAAGATTAATGCAGCCGATTTCGTTCTTACAGATTTTACAGGTAAAGATAATCCAGCTTTATACACAGAGGGTAAAACCTATGCAGATGGTAGGTCTGGTATATGGATGGGATTTGATAATATAGATAAGAAGTATAAATTCGATCTAGGAAATGCATCTTCATATATTAGATGGACTGGTACGGATTTAGTTATCAGCGGTAATGTTAAGATAGGTACAGACCTAGGAAATATTAATGCCGATGAACTATTTGCCAAGAGGGATGTTTGGATTTATGCAATTTCTAATACTAAACCAGCGACTCCAACATCAGCAGCGTATCCACCACCAGGTTGGAGCTCTGTACCAGTTTCTCCTACTAGTACCACTAAATATATGTGGATATGTAGAGGAAGACTTGATGAAACCACAAATCAGCTAGTAAGTGGCACTGTGTGGAGTACTCCTGCTCAATTTAGTGGTTCTCCCGGTATTGATGGTGCTGATGGTGCTGATGGACAAGATGGACCTCCCGGTGCTGATGGACCTCCTGGGGCTGATGGATTACCGGGACAAGATGGACCTCCAGGTGCTGATGGACCTCCTGGGGCTGATGGATTACCGGGACAAGATGGACCTCCAGGTGCTGATGGTGCTGACGGCCCAAGAGGTGCAGGTAGATTTATTAGATCTACTAGTACGGGAGCTTGGAGTGACTCAGAAGCTGTCCTAGCAATACCTGATGGAACCCCGCAGATAGGTGATGTAGTAACCTTATATAAAAGTACAGATGTTTCTGTAGCTAGTACTCGTATGTATAATGGTAGTACTTGGGTAATTCCAGCACTTATTGTTAATGGTAGTATGGTTGTAGATGGTACTATAGCAGGTAATAAGATTGTTGCAGGTGCAGAGATTGTTACTCCAACCCTCAAAGGCGCAAAGATTTATCTAATAGGTACTCAGTATATGAAAGTATCTTCAAGTGTTCCGTTTGGGCCTGACGCCCTGATTGAATGGTATGGGCCAAGACTAGTAGATGGTGCTGGTAACCCTAGTTTCAGTAGTTTGAGTAAATCTAATGCTATCATGTACTTAACAGATAACGGTAGGGCGTACTTTGGAGGTAGTATTGTTGCAGGTAAATTATATAACACTACTACTAATAGTTCAAAACAAGCATATAGTCCAAATACTTTTCCAGTTACTCTAGGGCCTTTCACTACTAATGGAAGTGCTAAAACAGTAGCCTTTAGTTTTAGACTAAACTCAGCTACTCGTAGCCAGGACCCAGTATCCCCCGGCAACCCCTTAATGGAGTATAGACTAGAAAGGTATACACAGAGTACTGGATGGGTGGTTTTAAAAACAGATACATTTACAGGATCTTTTAGTTCTGAATATGACCCTGAATTTAGAGAATACCTACTAACAGAGTATATGTCTGAGGATTTCTCTCTAATAGATTCTATAAGTACAACCGAAAATTTAACATATAGAATCTGTGTAGTAAGATATATTAGACGCATTAATTATGGAATAAATACTCAGACTATGAGTCTATCTTCTACGGAGGCAGTGTGAAGAATATTATACCAAAGAAGTTGTATTTTGATACAATACGAGCAGGATATACAAAAATATCCTGCTCCACAAATACCTCGGAGAACGCCGACCTTGTCGGCGTAGCCATCTGGGCTAATAATTCTTTATATATATTTAATAGTTTTGAAGATTTAGTCTTAAATGATTTAAGTCCGGGAACAGAATATATACTAGAAGGTGCATTCTTCGATACAATGGTTGACCAACAGATGCTAGAGGCGAAGGTCGGTGTAGATATATCTGACCCTGTTACTATAACTACTAAGACCGCCACTTATATTTATGATATTAAAACCAAACGATATGATGTAGATATTGGTGTATCAACTCCAAACTTAGATATTTATCTAGATGGAGAAGGTGATTTAATAGTTATTGAATATTCCTTAGATAAAGTAGCATGGTCAGAGTTGTACACAGGCCCGTTCAGGTCTAATTTATTACTACCAGCACCACAAACTGGTACATTATATTTCAGAGTAAAAGGTTTAGCCTGGAACGTTCTAGGGATATTAACTGAACAGACTTCAAATATTGAGTTCCCTAGAGGGGTGGAAGTATCTTTAGATTTTAACGTACCTAACCCACCTACTAATGTAAAAGCAGTAGCTGCAAAGATATTAGATGGGTTTGAAAGATATGATGTTAAAGTATCCTGGGACTGGGTAAAGGCAGAACTAGCAGGATTAAAAGCATTCTCAGTAGCATATCTGCCGGTAGGTGAAACAGATTGGTCTAAAGCCATAATAAGTAGCGTAGGTAAAGCGCAAGAAGCAATTCTGCATAACTTTCCATCTACTAGACAACAGATAAGGGTGATAGCTCATTCTTATACAGCACAAACAGCGCACTCAACCATCACATTTCAGATTGAAGATGCTTTAGTAGAATCAGAAGCATTTGTGAAGACTAATGTAACTATTACGTATTCAGGTATCACAGCAACAAAAGATACTATTAATACATTCAATCTAGATGCAGTATCGGGAAGTATTAGTCTAGGGAATCCTGTATCTGGAGTGTATCCTATATACTTAGATGGAGCAACTGGTAATTTATATGCAGATGGTGGTATAATCACTAAAAAGATTAATGCGGCTGACTTTGTAATAATAAATGAGGGTAAGGTATATACAGAAGGCAAGAACTATGGAGATACTAGGCCAGGTATATGGATAGGTAGACATAATGGATTATATAAGTTAGATTTATCAAATTCGTTGCTTTGGGATGGTTCTGAAATGTTTATTAGTGGAACAGTTAAAATAGGTAACTTAGATATTTCTAATGCACTAGAGTCTACTCCGGTATCTATCTATAGAAACTACCCTAGTCAACCACCGACGCCAACAAGTACAGCATATCCACCAACTTATTGGACAACAGTAGCGCAGCCCATATCTTCCCCTAATGAGATACAATGGGTATCAACTGGTACTCTGCGCGCAGGCGCAGTGGACAGGTGGTCTGCTCCTACCAGAGTCTTGGGACTGCCGGGGCAAGATGGAGCCGATGGAGCCGATGGTTTGCCTGGAACTAATGGTTTGCCTGGACAACCAGGACAAGATGGAGCTGATGGACTACCGGGGCAACCGGGACAACCGGGACCTGATGGGAAAGACGGAGCTGATGGAAAACCGGGACCTAATGGATTACCAGGTGAGCGGGGCCCTGGTATTTATACGAGGGGCACTAGCACTGGAGCTTGGAGCAATGCTGAAGCTAATGCAGCAGTACCTCTAGGAAGTCCTGTAAAGTATGATACTGTAATATTATTTAAGTCTACAGACCCTAGCATTTCTAGTACTAAAACATATGATGGAGCAAATTGGGCACTACCCGGCCTAGTAAAACATGGAGATATGATTGCTACCGAAACCATAACAGGTGAAAATATAGTTGCATATACTGAACTTATTACACCAGTATTAAAAGCACCTACTATAGAGTTTGTAGGTTCTGATTTTCTCCGAGTTATC